ATGGTAAAGGGAGATTGGGAATTGTATGATCGTGAACATCAAACAGTGATAATGTGCCTTAAAATAGCAAAGTGGGTTAAATTTGACAGCGATAAAACTTATTCTACAAACTAATGACAAGACCACTTTCTTGGCGTAACTGCCCTGCATGTCGTTGTAATCTAGTGGATGCTGAGATCTCGGATCCACTTAAACATACATGTGAACCTGGAGCATTTCATTCTAAACTTCTGGGAGGCCGAAATCTAGAAACATGGAAAATGGAATACTGGAAGTGTCCAGAATGCAATACCGTATTTCCTGCAGAGGATCGTCCAGTGATTCATACAATGTCCGATGCCTACTTGACAAAGAAGTTACCTTCTAGTAACATGAAGAAAAGAAAAAGGAGATCCAAAAAGGATGAGGTGTAAAGTTCAACTCTATGTTGCTGGTAAAGTCTTTGATGAAATTGTTGAAGCCAGAGACTATAGAGAAGCAAGAGAAGTTGCTCTTGCACGAAATCCAAATGCAAAAGTCGTAGGTGTTACTGCCATATTCACATGAAAAACATTAGACATCAAATCAAATCTCAATGGTATTACATCTTCTGGGGTGCGTGTGCTGTAGCAGTTGTTGGTGGTCAATTCTATGTTGGATCTGGTTATCGTGAGATGGCAGAAGCAACTAAGAATAATATCACCACAGTTCAATGTCAGACACCTTATCAGATACCTGTCTATCCTTATCAAAATAGAACAGGAGAGTTTGAGTGATGGTTTCTATCTTTGATATGTTCCATGATGAACGCCGTTATGGTTGGTCGGTAGATAAAAGATATGACTGGATCAACATGCTTCATAAGATGCAGAAAAATAATCCCCGACGATTTAAAGAGTTTAAGTATTCTCAAGAGACCATTTATCATCACCTAGATAGATTGCAACAAGAACAAAACCTTTACGACTAACTAATGAAGTTAAAAATTAATCATATTCCAATTTTTCCATGTATTCTTACAGAAGTAGAATTCTCAAATTTTAACTTAATTAAGTCGGATTTAATCGATTGGATTTACCATTATAAAAAAACAAATCTTGGAGTTCAAAAATCTAATTGTGGGGGCTGGCAATCTAAAGATGATTTTTATAAAGATATAAGTTTTAAACCATTTTATAGTTACTTAATTGAATCAATAAAGTCTTCTCTCCCTTATAAAAAAAGATTCACACTTCAAAATATGTGGATTAATATAAATGGTAATGGTGATAGAAATGAATTTCACAATCATCCTGGTGCTATGTTATCCGGAGTTTTTTGGATACAATCTAATTTAAATAGTGGAAACATAGGACTACAATCTCCACTTCTCTTTACTCAAGAGAGTTTATTTTTTTATAGAAATGAAATTTTAAATCAATTTAATTTTGATGGTTTTTTTGGAATGGAACCAAAAGAAGGAACTGCAATTATATTTCCCTCTGAACTCTATCATTATGTTTCTTCAAATCAATCAACTCAGGATCGTATATCAATATCGTTTAATTTTACAATTAATCAAAATTTTTATGGAGAACCGACTTAACTAATTTTATTTTAAAGATTGCTTGAAATTCTATTAAATATGAGGAGGAAAGTTATGTAGAGGAAACTTGAATGTATATTCCAAAAGTCAACGATTATGTTTATTGGAAACCACATATTGAGGGGTGGGTGTATTTCAAAGATGATGATTATGTGACGATTGAGTGTTCAGTTGAACCCAAGAATCAGGAAAACTATGAGGCATGTTCACTTCATCGCAATGATAGACTATTAGTATTATGTTATCACAATCAATGGGAAGAACTAACTTATGTCAGATCAAGAGACTCCGTGTATGAAGAAACGGAAAACCCTGTGGCGTTGGTGGGCTAAAGCACTTGGAGAAAAATCATCTAAATCAGATAGAGAATCTGATAATATTGCTCGCATACGCACCTTTATTTTTATTACTTACTTGGTCACTAATTGTTTTATCGTGGCTGGGGTCATCCGACACTGGAATGATTCTCCCACAATCATATACATAGGAGAAAAATCTTATTTTCCAGGATTACATCTCCAATAAAATGGAATTCAATCTAAAGAAAAGAGAATTGACACTAGATCGAATATATATTAGAATAAAATTATTATTTTTATGATCATGGAAGAAGAAACTTTAAAAAAATCCGCAGATATCTCTGACGAGAAAATAAAAAAACTCTGGAAAAAGGCTATTACTTTGTCATTAGATCCTGAAAATTCTTTTCCTGCTTATAAAATTTATTATTTGCTTGTAAAAAATCAAATTTTATCTAAGAGTCTTAAAGTTAGTAAAGAAGAGGTATTGAAAAATGACGAAGAGAACTTACACGATTCAGAAGAAAGATCCGACACATACTCAAGTATGGGAATGGAATGAAACTCCAGAATTGGTTAGACTCCTTAAAGAACTACACGCAAACAAGTCCGCATCCAGCACTCGATTCAACAACCCCGTGGTATGAATGGTTATGTTATTGTGAGATCTGTGAAAGTTTAGGACCGATTCCAGGTCAACCCTCTCTTCGCAGATTCACAGCATATAGAAAGTATCTTAAAGAAATAGGTGTATTATGATTGATCCGTATTGGTTTAAAAAGAAGTGGGGTTTTGAAGATCCTGTTGCTATTGATGAACTTTATGAACGCATTTCTGAATTAGAAACTAGAATTAAAGTTCTTGAAGAGGAGAATGTTGGCACTACCAATGAACTTTATCGTATGGAGAATTCTTTAGATGCTCGTATAGATATTATTGCAGAGCATTGTGGAATCAATTACAATGTATGAACTGGACGACTTTGAGAAAGCACTCGCTCACTTCGGCACGAGAGTGGACATCATTATTGCTCTTGAAATGGGCGGTAAAATTGATGGGACAACAGCATATAAAGAAATTAAAGCAGAGCTTAAAGAACTCAAAAAAGCCAAAAAGCATTACGGAAAGGACTTGTAGTAAGTGTGGAGAAACAAAACCACTGAATGCAGATCACTACCAAATTGTAAAATACTTTAAAACTGGATACTCATATTACTGCAATGAATGTAACAAACCAAAACAAAAAGAATGAATAAGTTTATATGGGAAAAACAAAACGCTTTAACCAGTGAATTTTGTAAAAATGTAATTTATAAATTTGAAAGAGATATAAGAAAAAAAGATGGTATAACTCTAGGTGGAGTTGATAAAGATACGAAAATCTCAACAGATCTTTCTATTTCCAAAATGGCAAATTGGGAAAATGTGGATAAAATTTTTTCTAATTCTTTAAAGCAAGCTCTCAGTGAATACCGAGAATATATAGGTTCATTTTGCCCTCTAAATCCATTAATGCTTGATTTAACTGATACTGGATTTCAACTTCAACGTACAATAGGAGGTGAAGGATTCTATAATTGGCACCATGATTTCATGGTAAGCCCAATTGATGGATATAGACTAGCGACTTTTATTTGGTATTTAAATGATGTTTCAGGCCCTGGTGGGCAGACAGAGTTTGAAGATGGGACTAAAATAACTCCAGAAGAGGGAAAACTAATTTTTTTCCCAGCGACTTGGACTTTTATGCATAGAGGCGTTACGCCTCCAAAAGGGACTGTTAAATATATTGCTACAGGGTGGTTATTCTTTAATCCATTTCATATCTGAACCAGTTTTAAACATAAATATTTGAAATAATAATAGTAAATATAGTGGCAGTATTAACAGCAACTGGAATAAACTTTAGTGATGGAACTAGCGCATCATCTAGGACGAGTTTTTTTGCACCATCGGGAACTAGATGTTTATTTTCTCAAACATCAGCGCCGACTGGTTGGACAACATTGACAGATCATAATAATAAAATGCTGAGAATAGTTACGGTTGGTAGTGGTGCTGGCGGTGGTTCTGGAGGTAATGTAAGTTTTACTGATTGTTTTACGACTAATAGAACTGTTAGTGCTAATGTTCCTTTTAGCCTGACGTTTAGTGTTGGCGGCCGGAACCTTGATACTAATACAATTCCTCAACACACTCATCCATTCAATGGAGGTGGTAATACTGGATCTGGATCCGCGAGCCCAAACCAGGGTTCTGCCGGACTCCGATCCCCTGGTAGCAGCACGGGCAATAGGGGCAATGGTGAAGCGCACGCTCACCCCATTGGTTATTCATCAGCTAATGGGCCTTGGAGTGCAGGAATCAATATGGGCCTTCAATATGTAGATATTCTTCTTTGCAATTGGAACGGTTGATAAATATGAAAGTAGGGCATATTTGAAATGGCAGTATTAACAGCAGCTGGAATTATTTTTGGTGGTGCAGGCGGTGTCCTTGAATCGAGGTATGGGATTATCCCTCAAGGTGCGGCAATGGTATTTTTGGGGGGAGTTCCATCTGGATGGTCACAATCAAATACTCATAGTAATAAAGCATTGAGAGTTGTGTCTTCAAATGGCGCTAATTCGGGAGGGAATCAATCATTTACTAGTACTTTTACAAATAAATCATTAAGTGCCAATGTACCTATAACTATTTCTGGATTGGGGGTTGGGCCGTTTACATTAACTGTAAATACAATTCCTCAACACGCTCATCCAGCGAATAATGGCGGCGGAGGCAGCGGCGGTGCCGCGAGCCCAAACCAAGGCTCAAGCCCTGGTGCATCTGCGGGAGGTGGTGCCACGGGCAACTTTGGCGACCAGGCCTCGCACAATCACCCTGTTAGTTTTTCATCAGCTAATGGACCAGGATCGGCCACATTGGATTTCACCACACGTTATGTTGATGTAATTATATGTACTTTCAATTAAAATAAGAAAATGGCAGTATTAACAGCAGCTGGAATAACCTTTGGTAATAATACCGTTTTGAATTCTAAGTACGGAATATTTCCTCAAAATGTTCCTGTGGTTTTTTATCAGGCAGCTGCTCCACTTGGTTGGAACACGCCCGCCACACAATATGGAAACCATGCTCTAAGAGTTGTTGCATCTGCCGCTGGTGGCGGCAGCGGCGGTAATATTGACTTTACAAGCGCACTCTCTAGTAAACCAATCAGTGCTAACGTGCCTGTATCTATTAGTGGATTAGGTATCGGTGGCTTTACGATTAATACTTCCACAATGGGCCAGCATAACCATCCTGCAAACAATGGAGGCGGTCAGTCTAATAGCTCACCCTCCCCTACCCAAGGCAACGTAACTAAGGTAGCTAATGGTTCCAACACGGGCAACACCGGTAACAGCGGTGGCCACGATCATCCGGTTTCTTTTCCAGGAGGTAATGGGCCATTAAACACTAGTATGGATTTTAATGTATCGTATGTTTCTGTCATATATTGCACTTTTGGTTGATCTCTGATATAATATAAACTATTAAACTTGTAAAACTATGTTTAAAAAGGAAACTGGAGGGAGTTATTGCCCTTTAATAAAAAAAAATTGCATTGAACACAAATGTGCTTGGTATATGCATGTTCGTGGTATGAATCCAAACACTGGAGAGGACGTTGATCATTGGGGATGTTCAGTTACCTGGTTGCCAATGTTGACAATTGAAAATTCTCAACAACAACGTCATACTAGTGCTGCTGTTGAATCATTTAGGAATGAAGTTGTTAAGGCTAATGAACAAAACAGGGACCTATATATACAAGGTCTTATAGAACAAAAAGTTTTACCAGTTAACGTTACACCATTAACTACTCAAAAGTTATTAGAGGAGGAAAACAACAATGAGAATGACAATAGTTAAAGATGATAAGCGTATTATTATAGATGGTGAAGGATATACGACTGATCTGAGTGTATTCGATGATCTTAGTTGGATTGAAGGTTATGACCTAAAAACTTGGGGGAGATTCCACGCTCTTCAATGGTATGGAGATCCCGATGAAGATGGAGAATATGGTTTTGGATTAGAAGAACCTCATGGAGAAATTGAATTTAAAAAAACAGTGCCGAATTTAATTATTAAAGAATTGGGTGTCTTTGAACAAGCTATATCTCTTTGGGACAAAGCAAAAGTTGAGGAAAAGGAGAGAATAGAAAAAGAAGAGGCAGAACGTTTGAGACTTCAGGAAGAAGAACTTAGTTTCCTTGCCGAGTTTGGTGATTTTGATCTGGAAGAATTATTGAAGGATCTGTAATTGTTTTAACGTTAAATTTTTTTTTTTTATTATCTATGAACAAACAATTAGTTGAAAATAATTATTTAATTATTCCGAATTTTATTTCTGAAATTCGAGCAAAAAATTTATCAGAAGAATTTAAATCTTTTTGCACAGAAAATAATTTATCCGGTGACAGTCAAGCTCCTGATTCACATTCTAAATATGACCACATTTCTTTCTTAGAATTGTTATGTGAAAAAACTCCAGAAGTATCTACTTTATTAGAAGAAACTGTTCTTCCTACGTATTCTTATGCAAGAGTATATAAAGAGGGTTCGGTTCTAGAAAAACATATTGATAGAGATGCATGTGAGATTTCCCTTACTTTGCATTTAGATGGAGATTATCCTTGGCCCATCTGGATCGAAACTCCACAACAAGAAAAAAAGTTTGTGAGTTTAAATCCTGGAGATGCAATGATCTATCTTGGAAGAATTGCATCTCACTGGAGAGAGGAGTATAAAGGTA